GAGCGGCTTAGCGCTTGATGCGGCTGTGCTTGTGGCCATTATCTTGATTCTTTCGTGGGAGCACTGGAAGGGCAGACTTTAGAAGCGGGCCGCCTGTCCTGCTCAGACACAGGCACAGCTAGAGACGGAGGTGATCGAATCTAGGGACATTGGGGGATGTGTTTAGCCATCTCCCGCGCACCACATGAATACCCGCACTTAGGGCATGGCTTCAGCACCTTCGGCCTGCCGCCAGCATGAACCTTGCGGGTTTTATTGTTTCTCCTGCCCACTTCGGAGAGCAGTAGCTTCTTTGGGACGGATTTTAGCCATTCGCGGATCTCGTCGTGATCCATTTTATGCCGCCATCGCTTTCAGGCAAGACTTGCACTCGCACACGTCGAAGAATCCTTCTGCGCAAGGTGGGAAAAGTTCGTAGCTGGTAGAGGCAGCGAGCTTGTAATCATCCGAGTTCCAGACCGTGCGACCCTCGCTGATCATCTGGCGATTAGCTGCATCCATTCCGGCTGAGTGGGCAAGTTTGAAGTTCATTGTCATGTGTGTTGCCTCCATGAACAGTAGATTATACAAACAACAGTTGTATGTCAAGAACTATTTGACGATTTAGCAAATTATTTTTATATCCGGTGGGGCGCGTAATCCGCTGGTCTTTCCCGCATCGGGAGACCTAAACCCAGACGCGCACTGATTGGGAGGCACCCATGAGAACAGCGAAGACCTCGAATCCTCCGGCCCCGCCTAAAGTGCCGTGGTATGTGAAGGTTTTGGGCGTGGTTGGGAATGCGATCGGGAATGCGAAGTTTGGAGGCCGTTAGTGAACCCGCCTGAAGACCACAGAACGCAGATGATCGCCCTGTTTCTCATTGTGTTTGCGTCGTTGTGTCTGGGATTTGGGGAGTGGAAGACCTGGATCCATCTGGTTGACTTCGCCAATATGTTCGGCGGCGGCGGTGTCGGGATTCTTACCGGGCAGAAGCTCCAGCAGTTGACCAACAAAGGTGACGCAACCCTGAACATCGAGAGCCCTAAATGAAATTCCATGTGCTTCGCTTCATTGCGACTAAAGGCTTTGTCTCCGATGCTATCAAGTTCGTCGAAGGCGTTTCTTACATCGACCACGTTGAAGCAAAGAACCGTGCCGGTGACAAGTGGGTTGGAGCGCACGCAGGTATAGGCGTTCAGGAATTGCCGCTCGATTGGGCCAAAGACGTTGTGTGGGAGCGCCAGTACAGCATTCCAGTAACCGATGAGCAGTACGAACTAATCATGGGCTTCCTTGAGTCCAAAGTGGGAACCAAGTACGACTACAAAGACATTTTGGGAATCCTCTTCCATGACCGGAAGTGCGATGACCCTGAGCGCGTGATGTGCAGCGCACTGCAATACGCCGCGGTATGGACGGCAAGCATTTTCCCGCTGAACGTGCTGCCGGAGTTCGCGCACCTCGTGACGCCAGAAACATTTCATCTAAGCCCGATGTTGATTGGGCATTGCACCTACAAACTCTGATGCAACTCGACCCGCGCAAATGGTTCAAAAGCGGACCACAGCCCTTGCAGACGCGACCCATACCGAGTCTTCCAGTATTTCAGCAGCAAGTATTGTTACCACCAAAATTGAAAGTAACTGAGGATATTCCTATGTCTACCGCACCCGTAGTACAGCAGCACAATGGATTCGTAAGGTTTATCGATGCAGTTGGCCATTTCTTTGTTAGGACCGCTCCAGTGGTGGAAGAGGTCGCCGTTGCTGCGGAGCCGTTTCTTGCACTCACCCCGTTTGGCCCCGAATACAACCTCGTCGTGAACGCTGTTGTCGGCGTGCAGAAGAATGCGACCGCTTCGATTGCAGCCGGTGTCAACCTGACGAACGAACAGAAGTTCGCACTTGCAGTTCAAGCATCACAGCCTGGCTTGAATGCAATCCTGACTTCCAAAGGCATTACAGATGACACCGATGCGCATATCAACAACTGGGTGCAGCTCATCTTCAATCTGCTTTCGGGCCCAGTGATTCCCGCTGTCGTTGCAGCAACCAAGGCAAGCTCGCCCGTCATTCAGGGGCAGTAAGTTGACTATTGAAGCGTGGGTTCAGGTTGCCATAACCGTTATTGGCTGGGTCGCATTGGTTACTGCCATGCGATCCAAAATCTCCAACCATGACGACCGCATCATCAAGCTCGAAAAGAACCACGAGGATCTGAAGACAGATTATGTGCCTCGCCCAGAGGTTGCAGTACAGCTTTCATCCCTGAAGGAGAGCGTGACGCGGATTGAGGCGCTGCTAAACGCAGTGCTTTACACGACTGGCAACAAGGCGAGCGTGCAGTTCAATCAGCCGCGTTAGGAGGAGTTCTATGTTCACCATATTGGCTATCATCTGCGCGTGGATAAGCGGATTCTTCATTGCAAGACATCTGTATACGCCACAGCGTGACAGCAAGGGAAGGTTTACGAAGTAATGGGGAGACCGAGCTTATATACCGTTGAACTCGGTGACCAGATTTGCGAACGGCTCATGGATGGTGAGAGTTTGGTGAAGATCTGCTCCTCCGACTCAATGCCAAGTCGTTCTACCGTAATACGTTGGATGATCTCAGATGAAGATTTTGATACAAAGTGCGCGCGCGCGCGTTTAATGCAAGCGGATTTGATGGACGACAAGATCCTCGATGAAGCTGAGGCCTGCGATGAGGATAATTATCAAGCGGCCAAAGTGAGAATAGCGGCTTACCAGTGGAGAGCATCGAAGCTCGCTCCAAAGAAGTATGGTGACAAGATCCAGGCTGAGGTTGGTGGGGCTGATGGTGGTCCGATTCAAGCTGCTATCGCAGTGACATTCATAAGGACAAATGGACCCGGTAGCAGTAACAGCTGAATTCCCCGAAAAACTTGCACCGCTGTTTGAGCCTCATCCTTACAAGGTGCTTTATGGTGGGAGGGATGGGTGCAAGAGTTGGAGTATCGCTCGCGCACTGCTTATTCTTGGCGCACAGAAGCCTTTGCGTATCCTTTGCGCCCGCGAAACGATGGATTCTATCCGCGAGTCAGTTCATCAACTCCTGACAGATCAAATCAGCAATCTTGGGCTGGATGAGTTCTATAAGCCGCTTCAGTCCGAGATTAGAGGTCTCAACGGGACCGAATTTGTATTTGCTGGACTACGGAAGCAGACGGTAGGGTCTTTAAAGTCGTATGAGGCGATTGATATTTGTTGGGTGGAAGAGGCTTCGGTTGTATCGCGCAGAAGCCTGACGATTCTCCTTCCGACGATTCGCAAGCCTGGGTCAGAGATATGGTTTTCACTCAACCCTGACCTTGAGACGGATGCGGTATATCAAGACTTCATCATCAACCCGCCAAAAGGATCGTTTGTCTGCAAGATCTCTTATCACGATAATAACTGGCTGAGTCAAGAGTCGAAGAACAAGATCGCCACACTTAGGGAGCGCGACCCCGACACATTTCACCATGTTTACGAAGGTGCTACGCGTTCTACGGTTGAAGGCGCTATCTACAAGGCAGAGATCCAGAAGGCGGAGAACGAGGGTCGTATTCGCGCTGTTCCATATGACCCTCTGATGCCGGTAGATACATTCTGGGACTTGGGATTTGCTGACAGAGTTTCGATATGGGCAGCACAAAGAACACCCTTTGAGATTCGCATACTTCGCTATTTTGAAGGCGATCATCAGGCAATCGACTACTACCTCCGCGAGATGCAGACGTGGGGATATGTTTTCGGAACGTGTTTTCTCCCCTGGGATGGCGGAACCCGCAGTCTAGGGACTGGAAAGTCTATCGAAGAGTTGATGCGACTCAAAGGATTCAAGACTCTGGTAAATCGGCAATTGAGTGTAGCGGATGGAATCAACGCAACACGCACAGTATTCCCGCAGCTCTACTTTGACGCCAATCTCTGCGCGGACGGTCTGCAATATCTGAGGCGCTATCAGTGGGGACCGCCCACGGCTCTTGGAGTACCCCGTAGTCAACCGTTGCATGATGATGCGAGTCATCCAGCGGATGCTTTGCGCACTCTAGCAGTTGGAATTAAAGAACCAGCACGAAAGGCACAGGAACTGGCACCGCAAGAATTCTACGGATCAGATGGATGGATGGCATAGAAAGGCTTGAGCATGATTAGCAAAAACGCACTACCCTCGGAAGGTTCGCCAAAGTCAGTAACCAGCCTGATTGGGGCAAAGACCATTACCGCCGCATCCGCTTACAAGCATGGCATCGTCACCGTCATCGAGTTTGGATTCTCGGATGCAAGTACCAATTTCCTCAAGTTTTCGAGCAATAGTGGACTTGAAATCGGTGGCACGCTCGAAATGGGCACAGGTACGAAGGTGGGCTGGTAATGGCAAAACTCACATCGGAAATGCGTAGCGCTCTAGCGACGAGCAAGTTTGGCCTGCCCAAGCAGAAGAAGTATCCGATGCCCGATCCGGCTCACGCTACCAATGCGAAAGGTAGAGCTACGCAGCAGGTCAATGCTGGCAACCTCAGCCCTGCCTCAGCCGCAAAGATCCGGGCCAAGGCTAACAAGGTGCTGGGTAAATAATGGCGGATAGCTCAACGGAGAATGACGACTTCTTAGCTACGGCTCGCAAGCGCTTTGCCGCTGCTGCTGAGGACGAAAAGCATCTCCGCGAGAAGTTCGTCTCCGACCTGAAATTCGCCTCGCCAGATGGTGACGACCAGTGGGACCCGCTCGTCAAGTTACAACGTGAGGCTGCCGGACGCCCAGCGATGTCGTTTCCTCGCTGCCATACGTTCGTGCAGCAGGTATCGAACGAGGCTCGGCAGAACAAGCCCCAGATCAAGTTTGCTCCGCGCCTGGACGCTGACAAAGATACTGCCGATATCTACGAAGGGCTCGCACGGTACATCCAGTACACCTCGGATGCGCAGATTGCCTATGAGACGGCTATCGAATACAGTGCTGGTGCATCGTTCGGCTATTACCGCTTCCTGACGGATTACGTGGATGACGATAGCGACGACCTTGAACTCAAGGTTATTCCCGTCCTTGATCCATTGGCGATCTATGGAATTCTGGTGCCAGCATGTTTCAACCGCGAACCTATGTTCTGGTTTGTCGTTGAGGACATCCCGAAAGAGGAGTTCAAGCAGCAGTATCCGAAGTCAGAAATGGCAGGATTGTCGTGGTCAGAAGCAGAGAAGCGAGGCGATGGCTGGGTTGGCTCTGATTCGGTGCGCATTGCTGAATATTGGTATGTTGAGGAAACAGAGGGTAAGCATAGACCGAAGCGAACCATAAAGTTCTGCAAAACTAACGGCCTAGAGGTATTGGCCGATTCGGAAACTACATGGCCTGGAACCAAATGCAATGTCATTCCCGTTTTGGGCAAGCAGATGATTATGGAAGGCAAGCCGCGGTTGTTTTCCGTGGTACGCCCGCAGAAATCGGCGCAGCAGCTCATCAACTACTCGAAGTCGCGCATTGCAGAGACGCTTTCCACGTCTCCCATTTCTCCATTCATGGTGGCTGAAGGCCAGATTTCAGGCTATGAGAAGGATTGGGGAAGCCTCAACACGTCACTCAAGCCGTTTCTGACGTACAAGGTCACAGATGTTGGCGGCAGGCCCATCCCGCCTCCACAGAGGCAGACATTCGAGCCTCCTATTCAGTCGCTTTCCTCGTTCGTGATGCAGGAAATCGACGATATGAAGGCGACGACTGGAATCTTCGATGCTTCTTTAGGGAATTCTGCGAATGAGGTAAGCGGCCAGGCTATTATGCGCCGCAAGCAGCAAACCGACCTTACCACCATGCACTTTATGGACAACCTAGTGCGCTCCTTCAAAAAAGGCGGACAGGTCATTGCTGAGATGATTCCCAAGATATATGACACGGCGCGGGAGATTCAGATCCTTGGCGAAGATGAAGCGGTAAAGATTATCCAGATCAACAAGGAGCATAAGGACGAGAAAGGCAAGTCTCGCAACTACGAAATGACCAAGGGCAAGTATGAGCCCATCGTCACGTCAGGGAAGGCGTTCGACTCGAAGCGCATGGAGACGTTCGACACCATGCAACAGTTGGTGCAGTCTGCCCCGAATATGCTTCCCATGTTCGGAGACGTATTGTTCAAGAACTCGGACATGGCCGGGGCGGACATCCTTTCTGACCGTTTCAAGAAGATGTTGCCCCCTAACCTTCAGGCTGGCGACAATGAAGAGAAGGTTCCACCTCAAGCGCAGGCTCAGATGCAGCAGTTGACTCAGCATCTTCAGGCCGTCAATGCTGCCGCGCAGGAGTATGAGAAACAAATTCAGCAATTCCAGTTTGAGAAGCAGGCTAAGGTGGTTGAGTTGCAGGGCAAGTTGCAGGAGATCGCAGCAAAGTCCCAGGCTGACATGGCGCTCGAAGACAAGAAAATGCTGACTCAGATCACCATCGCGGAAATCAACACCAAGGCGCAGAATGCGGCTGACCGTGAGGCAGACCGTAGGGAACTGGAAGCGCAGTTCCACGACCAGGCGCATGACGTGGCAATGCAGGCACAGGGTGCGCAACAACAGCAGGCGGCGCAAGCGCAGCAGGCCGATACGCAGGCGCAGCAGAGCGCTCAGGAAGCGGCACAGAGCCAACAGGCGCAGCAGCAACAGCCAGAATCGCAAGCAGCTAGCTAGTCTTTCGGCCAATCTTTAGATACGTGATTCGCGTATCCGCTTTCCCCTGCCAGAATGTATCGGCCATTATCATCACGCTCCACCACCACGTTATGGATCAGATCGACCCCATTGGTGTTTGTGTTGGATGAAATACCCATAACTTCACTATT